TGAATGTGTTGATTCCAATGGCTGGAGCAGGCAATCGATTTGTAGAAGCAGGTTATTCATTTCCTAAACCGTTAATCGATGTCGAAGGCAAACCAATGATTCAATTGGTAGTCGAAAATATAGGCATTGATGCAAACTATATCTACGTCTGTCAAAAAGAACATCGAGAAAGATTCAATCTTGACACCATGATGAATCTTATTACATCTAATAATAGCATTATAGATATTGCTTATGTCACAGAGGGAGCTGCATGTACAGCCTTGTTAGCAGATGAATTGATTGATAATGATGCTCCATTATTTTTTGCTAACAGCGATCAGTACGTAGAATGGGATCCAGTTGAATTCATGTATTCTATGCAAGAATCGAACTGCGATGGTGGTATCGTTACATTCAAATCAACTCATCCAAAGTGGTCATTTGCAGATGTCAATGAAGATGGCTACGTAACACAAGTTGCAGAAAAAGATCCGATCAGTGATAATGCTACAGTTGGTTTCTATTATTGGAAGAAAGGCAGTGACTTTGTCAAGTATGCAAGACAAATGATAGAAGCTAACTTTAGGACAAATGGAGAATTTTATGTTTGTCCTGTTTTTAACTTGGCCATTCGTGACGGTAAAAAGATTAAAGCATATCATATCGATGAGATGTGGGGATTAGGTACACCTGAAGATTTAGAGCGATATTTGAACCGATGAAAGTAGCTGTTATTTTTAGTGGGCTTGTACGGCCTAAAAAAGAATTATACAAAAATTGTATTTGGAAAATGAAAACCTTTTTGCCGAATGCAGATATATTTTATACAACATGGAAAGGGTACGAAGAATATGATTGGATGACATCATATTATGACGAACCGAAGATGAAGTATTTTGCTGACTATAAAATCTTTAAGGAAAGTATAAAACAGATGCGAGAGATCAATGATCCATCTGATCTAAAGTACAAGGCCCTGCGAAATAGATTGAGAGATAAAAAGAAAGCACGTAACCTTATCAAACAACATCTCGGTTATGCACTCGCTTTCGAAGAGCATGTAACAAATCATGACATTGCTATTCGTGTAAGATTTGATTTAAAGTTTCAGAAAGACATTACATATGCTGATATGGATCAAGCTCTTGATCTCGTTTATGGATCAGAGAGGCCGCTCGGTATAGGCGCATTACATCCTGATGTATCAAAACCTGGTCACATCACTTTGTGTGATCATAAGAAAGCATTATTAGGTGACTTTATGATTATACATCGTGCAGATAGATTTGATCCACAGCACGTATGGGGTTTATACGAAGATAAGAAGCTTCTGACTGGTGAAGGTGGATGGTTCCAGATAATGGCCGATCCTTATCATAAAGAAGTTTACAACGGTTCACATATGTGGTGTATGATATGAGAATAGCAGTATGTTTTTCTGGTCAGCTAAGAAACGACTATAAACTTACTATTGAACAGATTCGAAAAGTATTTCCAACCGCCGACTTTTTCTTTGGTACATGGTCAGATCAACCAAAAGAAAATTTTATCAACAGATACTATGATCTTCCTACGAAAAAGTACCATGCAGCTCATCAAGACATTAAAAATACTATCAAAGCAATTCGTAAATATGAATCGCAAGGTTGGGATATTAAAAAACTACCTACTCGTTATCAACAAGTGGGTGTCAAAGTAGCTAAACGGGATTTAATGCTTGGCGTCAGAATGGCTCGCCGACGTAGCATGCAAAACTATCAACATATCGCACATGCGTGGATGGTTCGAGACTTTATCGATAGAACAAAGTATGATATCATAGTGAGATGTCGATACGATGTTTATACCTATTCTGATCTACGACATCATATCAAAGATTTTTGTGAACAGGTATATGAATATAGAGCGCCATACGGGTTTTATACATTCAATAAACTTGGTACAATGGATGAGTTTATTAATCCGACTAAAACGGTCTCACAATGTATTTCACTTGATTGCCATGATTTTATGATTATACATAGAGCAGATCAGTTCGATCCTCTTTTCGTACAATATATGTATGATACAAAGAGACTCAAACAAGCCGAAACCGGTTGGTATCAAGTACTGTGTGAACCTTACAATCTATTTGCTGCAAAGGTAAATGGCTTTGTAAGAATGTCTAAGCAACATGAAGATCAAAATAGATTGTTTAAACAATATACAAAACAACCATCAAAGGTAATACGTTATAATACACCTGAAACGATGGGTGTGGTGATTGACGATTTAGATTACACATAAGCATTTACTTTTATCATCACTTGCGGTAGAATAGGACAGTGAATATAGGAGTTCATATGTCAATTTTATCTAAGCTACAAAAGAATTCAACCATCAAGGATACAGCTATCCTTTCTGAATCAAAGTTCTTCACAAAGAAGGACATGATTCCAACAGCCATTCCAATTATCAACCTCGCCTTGTCAGGTAGACTCGATGGTGGTCTTACACCTGGTCTTACGATGTGGGCTGGTCCAAGTAAACACTTCAAAACAGCGTTCAGCTTGTTGATGGCGAAAGCATACCTCGACAAGTACGATGACGCTGCTCTCTTGTTCTACGACTCAGAGTTTGGTACACCTCAGTCATACTTCGAAACCTTTGGTATCGATATGGATCGTGTACTGCACACACCGATTACTGACGTTGAACAACTGAAGTTCGATATCATGAAGCAGATGGATAACATCGATCGTGGTGATAAGGTCATTGTGATTGTCGATTCTATCGGTAACCTCGCTTCGAAGAAAGAAGTCGAAGATGCACTCAATGAGAAAGCAGTTGCCGACATGTCTCGTGCAAAACAAATCAAGTCATTGTTTCGTATGGTCACACCACATCTTACACTCAAAGATATTCCAATGGTCGTTGTGAATCATACTTACAAAGAGATGTCATTGTTCCCAAGAGATATCGTTGGTGGTGGTACTGGTTCATACTATTCTGCAGACAACATCTATATCATTGGTCGTCAACAGGAAAAAGAAGGTAAGGATGTAGTTGGTTACAACTTTATTATTAATGTGGAGAAATCTCGTTATGTTCGTGAAAAATCCAAAATCCCTGTTACTGTTACTCATGGCGGTGGCTTGTCTCGTTGGAGTGGACTACTCGATATCGCGTTGGCAGCAAAATTCGTCGTCAAGCCTAATAACGGCTGGTACTCACGTGTTGATGTCGACACCGGGGAAGTAGAAGAGAAGAAGTTTAGACTGAAAGATACTGATACTAAAGATTTTTGGTTGCCAATTGTGACGTCTGAGAAGTTTAATGAATATATAAAGCAGACGTATCAGATTGGTCACACTGCTATTATTACTGATGAGGAAATAGATGACTTCGTCGACGGCTCCGCGGCCTAAGCTTACAGATCTATTACCAGCATGTCGCGAAAAATGGATAGAAAAACGCCCGTTAGAATTTGTTGAATATCACGACAATTGTATTTTACCCAAAGAATTTATACGTCTGTGTCCGTGGGAAGCTAGATATATTCATGCAATAGCTAGTACTTCACGTAAAGATATCGTTGAAACTGGTAGATATTATGGCGGTAGTACTTTAGTTCTTGCTTCTGCTACTCGAAAAAACTATGTACATAGTTTTGATATTGATCCAATGGATGATGACAAGCTGTCTGGTTTTATCGACGAATTACAATTAGATAATATAAAACTTTATCTACATGATTCAACAGATAAAAGTGTCAGCAACAATATCGACTATGATGTAGTTTTTATTGACGGTGATCATACGTATGAAGGGGTTTACGCAGATCTTGAAGCGTGGTATGATAATCTAGCGAGAGGCGGTCATGTACTATTACATGATTGTTATGTAAATTATTATATACAAGAAGCACTAATGGATTTTACCCTCGACAAAAATATACAATGGCTTGTATCTCCATTCCATTCTGTTGATTGTTGGTCATATGATAATGGAACAATAGCACATTTTCGAAAGTTAGAGGATTAAATGTCAGATATTTCAATCGAAAATCTTATACTCAGTAATTTATTGTACGATGAAAACTATATTCGTAGCGTACTACCATTTCTTAAAGATGAATACTTTGTCAATCACGAGCAACGTATCATCTTCGATCTCGTAGACAAGTACTTTATAAAATACAATGCATGTCCATCTCAGGCTGCTCTGAAGATTGAGGTAGACGAAATGTCTCTCAATACAGATACACATGCGGCCTGTGTCCAGCTCATTGGATCGCTCAACAAGGTAGACACAGACGAAGAGTGGTTGTTAAAGCAAACTGAAAAGTATTGTCAAGACAAAGCAATTTACAATGCCATCATGGAATCGATTCAAGTAATTGATGGCAAAACAGACAAAGATAAAGGCGCATTGCCTCAAATCTTGACTGATGCACTTGCTGTATCATTTGATACCAATATCGGTCATGATTTTCTCGAAGACTTCGAATCACGTTATGACTTCTATCATAAGGTAGTCGAACGTCAACCATTCGATCTCGACTACTTCAATCGTATCACACGCGGTGGTATTCCTCGTAAAACACTCAACGTTATCCTTGCTGGTACTGGTGTAGGTAAGACACTGATGATGTGTCACTTCGCTGCAGCTAATCTTATGCAAGGTAAGAACGTATTGTATGTTACTTTAGAAATGGCAGAAGAGCGAATCGCAGAACGTATCGATGCTAACTTGATGGGTGTACCACTCAATGATCTCGCTACATATCCAAAAGATACGTATGATACTAAACTCAACCGTGTAAAAGGTAAGACAGCAGGTAAATTGATTATCAAAGAATATCCTACTGCCTCTATTGGTAGTGGTCATCTGCGCCATCTGCTCAATGAATTAAAGTTGAAGAAGAACTTTATACCTGATATCATCTATATCGATTACCTCAATCTATGTGTATCATCACGCATCAAAATGGGTGCCAATGTCAACACATATTCCTATGTCAAAGCTATTGCCGAAGAGCTAAGGGGGCTCGCAGTTGAATTCAACCTACCGATCTTTACAGCAACGCAGACGAACCGTACAGGCTTTACATCATCAGACGTCGGCCTCGAGGACACTAGCGAGTCCTTTGGATTGCCCGCTACTGCGGATTTTATGTTTGCCGCCATATCTAACGAAGAACTTGAGAGCCTCGGTCAACTCCTTATTAAACAACTCAAAAACAGATACAACGACCCAGGTCTGCATCGTCGATTCGTCGTCGGAATCGATAGATCACAAATGAGATTGTACGATGTAGAACAAAATGCTCAACAAAATGTTGGTCCTGATATCTCTGATAAACCAGTCATGGACAACACAGAGTTTGGTGAAGGACTCAGACGAGAACGTGTAGACAAATCTATATTTGATAGCTGGAAATAATATGTTCAATATGTTTATACACCCGCCGAAGACGGGAGGCAT